GAGTGAGGCATGAAGTACTTACTGCTATCTTTATTAATAATTGGGTGCACCGAAAAGATTGGCAATATGACCGAAACAAAAATAAGGTCTGATTGTAGAATAATAGGACACGCTACTGATAATGTTCGTTTTACGTTATTAGGGTATAAATGCGCTGATAGTCTAGAGTATTGGATACCTGAGAAATATAAGGAAATACCAAAATGAAGGTTCCTTTCATAAAGAAAGTTAAAGTCCAAATGAAAAAAGTTAACGATGGCGGTAAAGTATTATGGTCAAACCCCGAACAGATAGATATAAAAATGGAGCAATCTGGTTATATCGAATTTGAGTTATACGATGGAGAAAATTTAATTTGCACCCACAAACAATTTTTAGGGGCTAATTGTACTTTTGGCTCCCCAGGAATTTATTTAACAGAGACTAAGGATTTAAGATGACGCCTAACCAACTGACCTGGGCTATAATCTCCCTATTAGCTCTAACCTGTCTCTACCAGGCAGGCCCTAAAATTGCCTATGAGCTAGGCCGAGGCTTGGCCCCTACGTTTGTCACCGTATTTGATAGCTCTCAATTTGACCATACGCGAGGGGAGTGGGATATTGAGACAGGAAGGAAGGCTAAACCAT